AATTTCTTCCATATTTTCAGGCAAAGCAATGGTAATTCCTCTATCATTATTTTCTGGAAGGTCAAATAATTCTTCTAATTTTTTTGTCATAAAAGTATTTATTTACTTACGTGAACCGTTTCTAAAAAGGTCATCTTCAGTAATAACTCTAAAAATGTAACCTTGTTGTTTACAGAAAGCCATAGCGGCTTGCCATTTAGCGTGATTGATTGCTACTACCATACGTTCTTTAGCACTAGCAACTTTGCTTTCAATAAGACTTTGTTTCTTGGGTTTAATCTCTACTACTTCAGCTATCTGTTTTCCATACTTGTTTTGATAAACAACAAAGAAATCAGGTATGTATATCGTTGGTTTACCAGTAAATGGATGACGATATGGAACACTGAACGATTCACTAGCCCAATACAATACACTTTTGTTACTATCACAGAAAGTCATAAATGTAAGTTCCCAACCACTGCGATATCTAGGCGTATGTTTGCCTACATATTTTGCTGGGTTTTTGGGAGTGTATATACCCTGTGCATACTTAGCCATTACAGAACTATATTTCTAGCAACAGATTGATTGGGTTGGGGTACGGTACCTATACCGTACAATGCTGTTTTACTTTTGAAACTGTTAAGATAGTATGTAATAACAGTATTCATTTCTAACTTATTGTTAAGACCTTTAATGTAGTTAAGCAAGTCTAATACAGGTACTTGTGTTTGTTGAGATATTCTAAACAAATGCGCTGTGAAATTATTAGCTATTTGTTTTGTATCACACACTGATATAAAATACCCATGCACAATGTCATACTCATTACCATTGACAACTAAGTCAAATGCGTAAAAGTCGTCAAATATTCTTACTGTTGAATCTAAGTGCGAACGTGAATCAAGTATTCTAGCCATGTATAAATCTCCTAAAAGTATTTATACATTTAACCTTGACCTGTTTGTTTGCCAGCTGTAGCTGTGCCGATCAATTGCGGGAAAGCCAATACATTAGGTGTAGGACTGCCTGCACTTGCAATACCTGCAGGTGTTACACTATAGCCGGGATAGTATGTAGTAGTTCTAACTGTGCCAGGGAATGCTTGTCCTATTGATTGATTCAAAATACCATTAATATCACCTTTTGCAATTTGTGTTAAATTTGCCTTTTTAAAGGTGTTTGCTAGTGTGCCAGCAGTTCTAAGGGCACTTAAATAATTTCCATCTGCTAAATCATTAACAACACCACCAACACCATCTACTAAACCACCCTGACCTAGTATAGTTTGATTTGAACCCAATCTTGCAATAGGGCTAAGTGTAGTATCATAATTAGCTTTGTCACCAAATCCTGTTACAGTATTACCTGGATTTTTACCATCAATTGCACCTTCTGAGTACTTCACTGTTTCATAGTCAACGGTCATTTGATTTGTCATTGTACCATTGCCCTGTGAATAATCATACGTATCATGACCAAAGCGTGTGATGATGGGATTAATTAATGTATATAATACAAAGTTATGTTGATTAAAACCATATATTTGTATGTTTTTGAAAAACGGTATCTTACTAATACCTTGCGAGGCACTACTTACAGTTTGAGAAGGTGTAGAAGTATCACCTATATAACCCCAATCTTCATCACCAATAATTGAAGGTTTATAGATATTACGTGAGTTATAATCTGCTGATAAGTTTAACGGTTCATTTGTTGGTAGTTGAGGACCCACACGTCCGGCTGTTGTTATTACTGGTTTGCTTGCATCTTTATAATAGTACGTGTAATAGTTATACCACATGTTGCGAATGCTATTACCATTGTCATCATGGAATGAAATTTCTATAGGATCATATTTAATTTTTGTTTGAACAATACGTTTACGATTGTATTGATTCATAGTGTGAGTATCAAAGGTATATGAGGGTAATTTTACTGTTTTAACTTCTAGACCAAAATTAGTTCCAGTAGATAAACCCACTGCATATGCAGCCGGGTTTATTTCAAAATATACATGGAATAAAAACTTAAACTTAGGAGCACGTTGATATGCATTAGGAGTAAATGTTTTACTAGCGTGATAATAATCACGCACGTAATCATTGCCAAAGAACCCTTGGGCAGTGCCTTTTAATAAGTCTTGAAAAAATCCCGACATGTATTAAAATTTCAATGTAGTTAATTAACCGTTTGTCTGGCCTATACCAGTGACAATAGAACCACCTAGAACTCTACCGATTGTTGCGCCTACGCCAGTAGCATTTGTTCTATTACCCGGAGTTGAAGCTTGAACAGCATTATCATAGCGAATTGTCAATGCAATTGTTGCTACTTCATTTGTTGCATAATTCAACGTACCATAGTTAGCAGTCTTTAGATAGCAACCATAGCATTCCCAAGCTTCTAATATTACCGGGGCATTAGTACCGTTGCCACCGTCTAAGATTTCAATGTTTGTTTGGAACTTATAATCTTGACCAGTAGCGGCTGACGCTTGTTCAACCATATCTAGTTGTTTCTGGATTTGTTGACCAACTAACTTAGAAACACTACCTTGAGCATCATCTCTGATATTAACTGTCAATTCAGTCCAATTGTGTTTTCCTGCCAAATATAATGTTGAATTATAAATTGGTATAGTAATTTCTTCAAAATTAATTTGTGGTCTATTGATATCCATTACTTGTTTTGTTAATTCAACAGTGCTTCCACCTGTACCGATATTCAAAAAGTTAACTCTGAAACGATATTGTAGTTTGGGCATCAATAAACCCTGGTTTCCACCAGCGTTATCTGACGCTACTGTCATGTTAAATAATGATCCTGAGGCTATAGCCATTTTCTTCTCCTGTTATTAATATTTATCTTTACGATGATACCCCTTTCGGGGTATCATTTATACACCTGATATTTCACCTGTGTTTAATACACGAACCGGGATATATATGAATTCAGCCGCTTTAACTGGCTCAATCGCAACATCTACCCATAATTCATTTCTGTCTATTCTTGCTGGAGTATTATTACTATCATCACATTGTACAAGGTAATCATAGATACCACGTTTAGCTACTAGGTCAATCATCAATGTCTGTATTACACCTGCGATACTATTACGTGTTATAGTGTCGTTAGGTTCAAATACGAATGGTCTTGCTGCCAATGTTAATTGACGGCGAACATAGTTAACTAATCGTGCAACGTTTGTTCTGTCTAATGCACTTTGTGAATTAAAACTGTTCTTGTTGCCATAGTTTAACAAACCAATACCAGTGAAGAATACTAATGGATTAATTTGATTTATATACAATACATCACGAATACCTAAGCGTGTCTTAATTGCTACAAATTCACCAGTAGTACGATCCAAGTAACCAATGTTTAATGCATTGTCAATGTTACCACGACGAGTACCGGCTGCCGCTAACCACGGATAAGCTACAGTATCATTACGTAAGAATGTACGCAACATCATATGTGATGCTGGAACAACAACTTCATTACCTTGTAAGTCATTTGTAATTCCACTTGGATAGAATAGACCCAAGTAAGTGTTACGTGTAACTAACCCAGTCTCACCAGTTGATGTTGCACCTGCATCATTGTTAGCCCATGCTTGAATGTCAGTAGCACTATCCTGTAATCCTAATGGAGTATCACCAATGATATAAGCTGTGTCACCACGATCCGCATTCAATACAACCATGTTAGGTTGTAGTTCTGGATAGTTAGGGGTAGCCATCAAGTTGAAGTAGTTATCTTCGTCACGAATATCTGTGTTAGTATCAATTGCTGAACGCAATGATTGAACAACCATAGCACGTTGGGCCGCACGACCCATATATGGTGCGCCAGTTGAAGTGTTACCACTTACTGTTACCCACGATGCTGTTTCTGTTGGATAGCTACCTTCATCAGGGAAGTTAGCTGGAGTAAAGTAGTTACTACGATACTGTTTAACATTATAACCTGAACGGCGTGTGTTGAATAACAACATACCCTGTGGGTATAGTGTTGGATTAGGAGCATCTAAATCTAAGTAGTTACTTGTTAACAAACTAATTATTGTTGGGATAGGATCATCAGTAATACTTGTAGTACCATTTGTTGCCCAACGTGCGTCTTGGAATAGAACACCGGTTGAACCTGTTTGGTCAGTATTATTGATTAATACCCACATATCTTCACCATTGACTGCTTGCCAACGACTAATTACAGGATATATTTCTAAATTACTTGTATCAAGCCATAAGTCACCGTATGCTAGTGCAGTACCGTCACTTTGTGTTGTTGGTGCTGTTGCGCTGATGATAGGGCCATTGGGATCAGTTGTATTTGCTCCAGATGATGCTGGTGCACCAGTTGTATCATAGTTAGTATTCTTATAACCAATCCATGCACCACCTTTTTGTACCATAATATCAACTTGGTCAACAACAGACCAGAACCAGTTAGTATTATTAGCAGGTTCAGTTACCGGTGCACCTTCGTTTGCAGTGTATGTAAATTCAACCCAGTTACTTAATTGAGTTCTGTATTCTATAGGAGGAATACCAGAAACATAAGTTACTGCCGTTGCAGGACCAGTTGATCCGCCACCAGAAATTGTAGTTACTTGAACAACTAAATCGTTAGTCGGTGTTGTACCGCCAAATACTGTACCAGCAATTGTTACAGTATCTCCTACTGCATATCCACTTCCTCCTGCAGTTACACCATCACCATTTAATAAATAAACGCCGTATGCTGATTGTGCTTGGAATGTTGCGGCAGAACCACTTCCACTAGTAGAAAGTTGTGGTATGGCAGTAAAACTTACAAATACACTTGGACCAAACTTAACACCAGTTGTTGTTCCTATAATAAAGCCAGCCTCTGTGATTAAACCATTGCTTGAGCCATCTGATACAAATGATGAATTTACGTAATCAGTCATAACAATTTCGCCACCTTCAGTGTGAGTTAACTGAATAGAACCTTCTGTTGTTACTGTTGCTGTTGTGTATGGAATACCAGCGGCGTACCAAGCTGTTACAAAATCTGTAGCGTCACTGTTGTCGGCTAAAGTAAAATTATATGCTGAACTTAATGAACTACTTCCAGGAACACTCACAAAAACTTGCATATAATACGGGCCTGCCGTGAAATCAGGAGCTGTGTTACTACCTGTTACAACAGTAGGACCGGTTGCAATTCTCTCCCAAAAATATACGGGTGATGTTGTAGAAGAACCGTTGAAATTATATTGACCATAGATTGTTCCTGCAGGAATAGCTTGTCCACCTGTTGCATCTAATACTGAAGTTGCCGCCCAGTCCGCGGTAGCCAATGATATATTTTTTGCAATCCATGATGCTGTAGCTGTGCTATATCTGGACATTGCTGGTGTCAATCCATTGCCGGCTGCACCAACCTTAATCCATACACTGCCTGTTGGACGAGGTTGCGATTGACTAGTTGTCCACAATGGCATTTGAGCACTTGTTCCATATGCGACTAGAGTGGTATAATAAGTAGCTGCCGGAATACCTAATGCAGAGAATGAACCTGTTCCACTAATAATTAAACTAGCGTTTGCTGTACCAACACTTGCTGATAGGTATTGGTCAGTAAATATACATAGTTTACCACTTCTAACTTCTGCTGATAGATATGTCCATCCTAGATTATTAATTGCAGTTGCAATGTCAGATACAGTATCACCTGATGTAATAGTGATAGTAGCAGAGAATAAACCACTCATACCAATAACAAGTGTTCCGCCTGCAGAGATGGTTGGGTTAGAAACAGTTGATGTAATTGCAGGAATATCGTTTTTCCAATCAGAACTACCTAATATAACCCACACGTTATCTGTTGTTTTATAATAATATGTTCGTTCCGCACCCGATGGATTAGTTGTTACTTGTAATGCATTAACTGCATAATCACCAATTGCACCAATGCTTGCTAGAGGAGCACCACCGGACATATTAGTAGCATCTGTAATAACAATAGGTGATTGCAATGCAAACTGACCAGTTGTTTGATTAAATTCATAGATACCCCAAGCACTTGTAGTACTGTCTAACCAATATGTACCATCAGCCGGCGCGCCAGTTGGACGACCTGTTTGACCCACTAAGCTTGCTAAATCAATATCACAACGTAGTACGTAGCAACGATTTGTAACTCCAAGTAAAGAGTAAGCCGCTAACAAACCATATTCGTTTAATTCGTAACCTTGAATTGGTGTGCCATTTGTCGTTGTATAGAAGAAAGGTGTACCATATAAGTTTACTAAATCACGCTGACTTGTTACTTGATATAATTTATTTGCGTTAGCTGCCGTAGTAGCTACTGCTACTCCTGTACCGCTAGCGTTTGCTTTATTTTGTGCTGTTGCTAATAGAACTAGCGGGACTGAACCTGTTGCTGCCGGTAAGTATTGACTTTCGTCGGTAATCGTTACTTGTACGCCTGGAGATGTTAATGCCATTTTATTTTTCCTTTATGTAAAATTATGAGGTTTACTACCTAAATTGCATACTATTATTTAGTAGAAAATTAAAAAAAGACGGTATTACCGTGCCTTCGAAGGTTCCTACTAAATACTGTATGTTAAGACCTATATGTAAATCTTGCGGAAAGAATCATTGTGCCGTGAATTACATCCGTGAGGGTATTACACACTATCGCAGTGGATGTGATGAATGCGGTCGTAAGAAAAAGAAGCTAAAGCCTAGAAAGGCTAACTGGACTAAGAGTGGATATAAGAAAAAAGCCACTTGTGATTTATGTGGCTTTAAAAGTTTGTTTACATCACAAATGACAGTATATCACATTGATGGTAATTTAGAAAATATTGCTCTTACTAATTTACGAACTGTCTGTTTATGTTGTATTGAGGTTGTTAAGCGCAAAGAAATAACTTGGCGTCGTGGTGACTTAGAAGTTGACCACTGAGTTGACCTGATTGTGTAGTGCGTCAATGGTACCATTATTATCAATGTAATAGTCGTACAACAAACCAATACTACTATACTCACTAGCGTGGACTGCATAGTTACCTAACTCTACCATAGCTTTTAATCGTTGTTCGCTACCTTCAGGTTCATTGTTGTAATCAACTGCGGCACTATACCAAATAGGACGTTCTCCCCTGCTTACACGCATCGTAATTCCGCCTACACTTTTAATAGACTTGACTTCATTGGCAAAACGGCAATCAGTAATCACAATGTTATCACTGGTCTGACGTAGTTTGTTTTCTACACTAGCAACCCAGATATCAGTGTGAAAATTATTGCGACAAACTTCTGTTCCCCAGTATTGTAATACCCATCTAGGGGTGATTTCCATACCAAGTCTATTACTCCACCAGTCATCACGCTTTTCTCGCCACTCTCTACTAGACTTGGTTGACCCTTCTAGTAAATCTCTTTCCCAACCAAAGACTGATGCTACTGCGTCTTTCAACGAAGCGGCAAAACTAACACGTTTGAACCCGTGAAATGTAGTAAGATAGTCAGCAATCGTATCTTTACCTGACCCAATTAATCCTGTAACTCCTATAATCATAAAAAAACTCCCGTAGTGTATAGTATACTACAGGAAAGTTGAAAAGTAAACTGTTTAGGTTATTTTTGTAGTAGTTATTATAAACTTTTACCCCAACGTGTATTGATTACATTCCAATTGATAATCTTCCACTGTTCTTTTAGATACTTTTTCTTGTCCGCACCGTAATCTAATATCCAAGCGTGTTCCCACCTATCAACTAATAACAATATATCATTGCGTACTTCATGGTTTTTAATTGTTTTAATCTTACCATCATATGCTAAGTATACCCAACCAGATCCTTCTAACTTCATAAATTCAGTTTCAAACTGTTCTTTCATATTATCATATGAACCGTAATGTTTGTTGATAAAGCCCATAATAGGACCATTTGGATTGTTTTTGTTTCTTACTTCACGGAATTGGGGGAACAATGTATTATGTAAGAATGCACCCGCATAGTTAAAATCCTTATCACCCTCGCCTTTATTATAACGTTCAGCGTAACCTTTGGCTAATTTATCATAATGAAGTTCTATTGTATCTTTACTAAGTACAGGTGCAACTTCACTATCAGTAAAGTTTAGTGGGATAATTTCTATGTCTTGAGGTTTACTCTTATCTTCAAGTAAAGTAATAAATTCACGCATCATAAAATCTTATTTAACCTTGTACCCAAGTCAATGGTTGACTGTAATCAACATAACGTTTTAGTTCATCGTACAGTTGT